CTTGCCACATATCCGAAACTAAGTTCCAGATCAGAGCATAGAGCAGAGGCGTACCACAGCACGTCACCTATTTCCTCGGCAAGATCATTTTTAATCTCTTCTAACGTGGCATCACCACGTGTGATCTTCTTGATCTTATTGCAAACTTCCCCGGCCTCTCCTGCCAGACCCATCCCGGGATAGATTACCTTGGCGTCATCCGGGTAAACGGCAGTCTTACGTGCTGCTACCTGATAAGCATTAAAGTTTAATTCGATCATGGTTCATTAATCCTTAGACTGTTCGTGTCTCACAGAAGTGGTCAACTTATTTATGTACCACTGGGCTTTTTGAAGATCCAGATGCCCACCCTTGTTCTTATACCTGAACAAATACTTCAGGACGTTTCCACGTAGGTACCCCCGAAATTCTTCTTGGCTCAGTTGATCTTTTAGAATATCAATAACTTCCAACTTACCAGTTCTGTAGTGAGGCGGTTTGTTAACCATATCAATTTTAGACATCTACTCAGACCACTTTACGAAGCTGTCATTATTTAAGTTAGATGCATTTTCCAAAAGGATAACTTCGTGACTATCAATAGAAGGATCATAGGCGGTGCCCATTCTAAGACATACTACTTTCCTATAGTCGAGATGCTTATAAACTTTATTGTACTCTTCTGCGGTTTGTTCACAGAGTTCTTTATTTTCCCCGATATAGAAAGGGGTACTACTGATACCCGGACCTACCGTAAAAGCAAATACTGTGAGAGCTACAAAGATATCCATAATTATTTTATTCTCCTTTTATTATGTTGTGACCGCTGTGTCTAGCAGCGCATTGATTCTGAATCTTTCAAAGGGTTGACCATGAAACAAAACGTTCGTGGACAGTCGCCTGATTTGACTCTCAGCAATGCCTGCGAATTCGCAGACTGTGTGGCGATCTTCTGCTGTAACGCAGGCGCTTACTGTGGTGAGCCATCGTGTTGCTGATCTCCTGTACTCAACGATAGCATCCGAATCCGAAGACCGAGGTTCTTTAGTTGCGTCCAGAATAGCCTGAGCAATGACGGCTAACCACATCAGTTGTTCTGGCGGCCATGCATTGTCATTAAGACGCAGCATATTAAAACTAACATAATCGAGATCTTCGGATTCGGTATACTCTTCAGACATCAGGGGCTAGTTTTTCCAGTATCTTGTATACGTTTTATTATTAACAGGATTAACCCGGAGTTCTGACACAATATCTAGGCCCTTCTTACGTAGCTTGTAGATCGCATCTCGGAGAGAGACGATGTTGTAGTCGAGCAGAGCTTCCCTGCTAGAGATGTGTCCTACATCGAAGAGATGTTCTTCGATTGAATTGAGCTTATTTGTCATTGTTTAAATTCCTCTGTGATTTTTTGTAGTTTTTCATTTAGATCGTGATACACTTCTTTAGGTACGAATTTAATCCCTCCTATTTGTCTATTGTAGTATTCTCTTTCTTCCTGACTGTCTAGCTTATTCGTCAGGACATCCAGTTTATGTTGAGCGTTTGCTTCTCCGTAGGATAAGCCTCCTCTCGTCTCATACTGGTGAATAATAATAAACCTGAAGTTATTCAGGCCATAGTCTTTAATAGCATTGTGGAGATATTTTGACGAGCCTTTGTAAGTCTTCCAGTCCGTATAACCTACGGCCTTCTTCTTGGAATATCTTTTGAATTGCTTTCGTCCAACATATTTCTGTTTTGTTTTTTTATTGTGGACAATATAAAGAAAACCGAAGAACCACTTAGGGTCTAACTCTTCTTCAGAATATACTTCCCACGGCGTTAGTGTAATACTTCGGCTTGTCGTTCCAGCCTTTTTCTTCGACGAGCCCCTTGCCGTGGTTCGAGTCCGCCCAGCACGTGTGCTTGAAGTCACAGTAGACACATCCTGATCTAAGATACTGTCGTCCATCCTTCTTGGCCGTGACCGGAGTGAAGCATCTTTCCGGGGGCTCTTCTTTACTGATGACTTCTTTGGCTTCGGCGATCCTTTCTTTGGCATCTGGCATTTCCATGTCAGTGACTGGCATGTAACAAATCTCTCCAGTCACTTTGTTAAAAGCAAGAAACCCACCCTCATCTGCATTATCAGCCTGAACATAAGCCCCAAGCTGCTGCATATATCCGAACGGATCGTCTTGTAAATCTCCCTTCTTAAATTTCTGAAACCCAAAGTCAGACGCACTCTTTGCATCAACAATGACACCATCAATCTTACAGTCAATATGTCCTCTGACACCGTCAATTTCGTATTCTTTTTGCTGGTCCGTGACTGTATGACCAGCGGTCTTTACTAAAAGAAGAAGCAGGGATTCGAGTAAATGACCATAAGTAAATTTTAGTAATGTGTCATAAGGCAAAGAACTCTCGGCACTTTTCATATGTGCCTTGTACCATAACTGTCTGTTCTTTTTACCCAGAGAAGAGAAGCGGAGGGTATTTTTCTCTTTCTCTTTTTCCGAATCCCTGCGTTCTTCGAATAGGCCAGTGACGGCTTCACGTACTTCGTCAAGGAAATCATCCATGTCTTTTGCAGAAGGAGAAGACTCACCAGATTCAATGGTTTTTTGAATGTTCTTTACGATATTATGAAGTGTCACTGACCTATACCTCAGAAGGGCAAGTCGTCATCGATGTCAACGTTTGACCCCGAGACTTCTGCGCTAGGTGCTTCGAATCCATCCTCTTCATCGAAGCCATCAGAGCCTCCATCATATTCAATAAGATTAATAATCTGAATCTTATCGATGGAGAATCCCCACTTGTTCCACTTCGACATGAAGAACCGTGAGACAAGAACCTTTACATCTGATCCCCAACCAATGCTGCCGAGGATATCATCAGATATGATGCGCTTCTTAGCATCTACAACAAGCGGGGCTTTATTCTCCTCACCCTTTGCGTTCCTTACATTCTTATGTAGGGACACAAAAGGATTATCCATGATAGCTGTTGGATCTTTGACCGTCATGCTATTATTCAGGGCAAGTTCCTGCATGTCTTCTTCCAAAGACAGGGCCAAACCCCAGCGTGGAGTATAAGCTGTATCAGGGAACTCGGGATGTAGGTAACCGTAATAAAGTTTACCCGCTAGAACGAAACGTGAAGATGAAGTATCCTCAGTCTTCTTTGAATTCTTTACCATAGTTTTATATGTTTCCTTGTATGATTGTATATATGTTTAGATAAGCCCGGGAACCCGGCCTACTCCACCAGATGGGGAGGGTCTGGGGTGTCGTCAACCCTTCGACCCGAGAAAATTTTTCAGTGCGTCTCCGCCCAACTGCCACCAATGTTTACAGAACAATCAAGTTCACAGGTGAGTCTTAGAATTCTCTGTGCTTTCTTGATAGCAGCATGGCAAATCTTTGTTAGGTCATCAGTGTTCTCCTTGTTTACTTCGAATTGAATTTCATCGTGGATGTTAGCAACAGGTACTGCTTTTATTTCTTGTTGTTTAATACTCTTGTCTATCTCGACAAGCCACGTCTTGCAGATGATTGCTCCAGCACCTTGTAATAGATAGTTCAACCCTGTATGTGGAAACTCAACAGGAATGCGGCGTCCATCTAATCCTCTGATATATCCTCGCTGAACTGATCGTTCTACTTTTTGTTTAAGTTCTGATAGTTTAGGGAGTGATGACATAAACGTATCGATCATAGTTTTTCCTTCTCGTGATCCTCCCCCTACAATCTGACCAATCTTAGAAGGACCGGCCCCATAAATCAAAGCGTAAATAAATGTCTTGGCCTGATCTCTGGTAGCAAGCCCCGCCTTTTTCTGATTGAACGTGTGGATATCCCCGTCTAAAACTTCTCGGGTGAATTCCATATCGCCCATATAATGCGCCAAGCATCGAAGCTCAAGACCTTCCGCATCTGTACCCAGCAACACATTGTTCACCCGATCTTTTGGAATCCATAGGCTACGACATCTCTCACCGTACTCGGCACGTACAGAGGGAACCTGTGCCATGTTAGGGCCGGAGTGTGTCATGCGACCTGTCACTGTCCCCAAGGTTCTAACCTGACCATGAACCATGTCATCTGCGTCAGCGGCCTTGATCCATGATTGAACATGTGCCCTCCGTTTTTGTAACGTCAGGTACTCCACAAGTTTTAAGGCTTCGGAACTACCTATGTTCCGAAGGACTGTCTCATCAATCTTTGGCTGTCCTGTTGGTGTGAACTCTTTTGGTTTCCAGCCAAACTTATTAATCAGGC